ATATTACTAATATTTCTTATTCTGGAGATTTTGGAATTATTGTTGGTGTTGCGACTACATCTATAGTTGGAGTAGCAACAACTGGAATAGTCTTTGATCTTTTTGTCCCAACTTCATCATATCTCAGAAATACTTCAATCAATGTTGGAGTTGCAACTACTGGAATAAGTGGCATCCAAACAAATTATCTCTTTGTAGTCAGCAACTCGAATATTGGAAAAGGTGTTACTGCATTAAATTCATCAGGATCTATTGTGGGAATAGGATCGACATTCTTAGATAACATCTATAGTGTTGCTAAAGTATCTACAGCACAAACTTCAGTTCCTGGTATTGGGATTACGTATGTTTCTAGAGTTGTAGTAGATGTTCAGGGTTATAATGGATTAACTGGAGTTGGATATAGTCAGTTCTTTGGAAATTATTCTTGGGGATTAATTAGCAATATGACTAGAAAGAATCCAAAATCTTTCTCCGCTAATAAGAATGGTTATTCTGGAATATCCACTTCACCTGTTGTAACTAGAACCAAATCTCTTAAATATATTGGGTACTCTACCACATAAATAGATAAAAAACTGCAAAATGTCCGCAATTATAACTGATCAATTACGTATATTGAATGCAAAGAATTTTGTTTCTTCTGCAACAACTTCTAGTAATTCTTATTATGTTTTTATTGGTCTCCCAAATGCGACAGAATATGACGAAAACTGGGATAAAAATCCACCCTCTCCTAGAGATTGTTTTGATGATGAAAATGATTATTGGGATACAATAATTGCATTGAAAAAGATTAAACCAGGTGATGTCAGTCAGGTAGTTAGAAAAGTCTCTTGGCAATCTGGAATTACTTATGACATGTATCGTCATAAAATTTCAAGAGACAATCTATCTTTGCCATCACAAGCAACTAATTTATATTCTGCAAATTATTATGTTGTGAATAGTGAATATAAAGTTTATATTTGTATTCATAACGGTGCTGATCCAGAAAATCCAGAGGGTAGACCATCATTAGATGAACCAACTTTTATTGATCTAGAACCAAGGGCAGCAGGAACAAGTGGCGATGGATATTTATGGAAGTATCTTTATACCATTTCTCCAAATGATATTATAAAATTTGATGGAATTAATTATATCCCCGTTCCTAAAGATTGGGGTTCCGATTCCAATACATCTTTAATAAAGGAGAATGCACAGACAAGCACTCAAATTAAAAATGTAATTGTCAGAGATAGAGGCGATAACTTAGGATCTCCTGGAATTTATTCAAACGTTCCTATTAAGGGTGATGGGACAGGTGCAGAAGCAACAATCATTATTAATGATAATTTTCAAGTAGAATCTATTACAGTTTCTAATGGAGGATCTGGATATAGTTATGCTTCTGTAGACATCGAATCCAGTGACATATCGACTACAGAAGTTGGATTTTCCTCTCCAATATTTGAAGTCGTTATTCCACCTCTGGGTGGTCATGGATATGACATTTATAGAGAACTTGGTGCATATAATGTTTTAGTCTATTCTAGAGTTGAAAATGATACAGAAAATCCAGATTTTATTGTTGGAAATCAAGTAGCAAGATTTGGGATTGTTAAAAATCCTCTTGGATATCAGTCTGAGGAGGTATTAACAGACGATAAAGTGAGTGCTATAAATGCAATAAAACTATCTGGAAATTTCCAAGATGCAACTTATGCAGCAGATAGTTTAATCAGACAAACAATTTCTACAGGAACAACAGCAATTGGAAAAGTTGTTTCTTATGACTCAAATACTGGTGTTTTAAAATATTGGCAAGATAGAACTTTATATGGATTTAACTTTGATGGTACTGACAATTTTACACCATCTTATGGATTTGAGAATTTAGAGTTTACGTCTTCCCCAGGATCTGGTGGTGATTTATCAATAGTTGGTGATCAATATTCATTATTAATCGATACAAGTTTTGGTACGGAATCATCACCATCTTCAAGTGTAACTATAAATAATAAAACATACTATCTTGGACAAGAGTTTGTAACTGGACTATCAAACCCAGAAGTCAAAAAACATTCTGGTGACATTATATACGTTGATAATAGACCTTCAATCACTAGGTCGCAAAACCAAAAAGAAGATATCAAAGTCATTTTGCAATTTTAAAGAATCATGCCACAGGAAACTAACCTCAACGTCTCACCTTATTTTGATGATTTTGATCCTGAAAATAATTATCATAGGGTTCTTTTTAAGCCAGGATATCCCATTCAGGCTAGAGAACTAACTACTCTTCAGTCAATATTACAAAATCAAATCGAAAAATTTGGCAATAATATTTTTCGAGAGGGATCTGTTGTAATTCCAGGTTTAGTTAGAATTGACAATCCACTAAATGCAGTACAAATCGAGAACTCATATAGTGGAACTCCAGTATCATTGTACTTTGATAATCTTTTAGGCAAAAAACTCAGAGGATCTTCGAGTGGAGTTTCTGCAGAAGTAGTTTATACACTTAACGAAAGAGATTCTGAAAGAAATAATTTTACATTGTATGTAAAATACTTGGAAAATGGTGGCCCCAATTTTGAAAACACCCAGTTTTCCGATGGAGAAACTTTACTTCTACAAACTCCACTGACGTATGGAAATCTTGGATTTACAGTTCAAGCAAATGAAGGAATATGCAATACGATATTGCAAAATGCAAATTCTGTTGGATCATCAGCAATTGTAACTAATGGAGTATATTTTGTTCGTGGAAATTTTGTAAGTGTACAAAGCCAAAGAATTATTCTCGATCAATATAGTTCAAGCCCATCTTATAAAGTTGGATTTGATATTATTGAAAGTATAGTTTCTGCCGATGAAGATAATTCTTTATATGATAATGCAAAAGGATTTTCTAACTATACTGCTCCAGGTGCAGATAGATTAAAAATAGAACTCATTCTTTCAAAGAAAAATATAAATGATTCTGAAACAAATAATTTTGTAGAAGTATTAAGAGTTGAAAATGGTTCTGCAATTTTCAAAAAAGAAAACAGTCAATATAGTTTAATTAGAGACGAGTTGGCAAGAAGAACATATGATGAGTCTGGTGACTATTACATCAAACCATTTACCGTTTCAGTAAGAGAATCATTAAATGATAGAGTTAGGTCTGATGGACTATATTACAGTAATGAACTAACCGCAAATGGAAGTTCTCCATCCGATGACTTGATGGTTTATAAAATTAGTCCAGGTAAAGCATATGTAAATGGATATGATATTGAAAAACTTTCTTCAGTAGAGTTGGTATCTGAAAAACCAAGAACAACAAAAACTATTGAAAATGAAGTTATAAAGTATGATGCAGGAACTTCTCTTATTTTAAATAGAGGATTTGGCGCTCCGGTTGTTGGACTTGGAACTACAGCATATGTTTCTTTGCAGGATTCAAGAATTGGTGTATCTTCACATATTTCTTCCGGAACTACCATTGGTATAGCAAGAGTATATGATTTTATACCAGAGACTGATTATGTAAATAATACAAGTAGATTAAACCTAAGATTATTTGACATCGATACTTTCACTAAGATTGGATTAACTACTAGCATTTCTTCTCTTTCAACTCCTGCTTTTATTCAAGGTAAAAAAAGTAAAGCATCTGGATACTTAAAAGATAGTATTACAAATTCCAGACTCTTAACATTGTATAGTGTTTCGGGTTCATTTTTAGAAAATGAACCAATAACAATCAATGGGATAGAAGATGGAAGACTTATTAATGAGGTTACTGATTATAATATCTCTGATGTAAAATCTATCTATTCTTCAACTGGAATTTCAACATTTAATGCTGACGTTTTATTGTCACAAAAATCATTAATATCCCCAAGCGGAACAATTTTTACAATTACTCCATCTAGTGGTGGAATTAGTACGATTTCTGCTGGAATCGATATTACTTTTACAAATACAATTAAAGCAGGCGATATAATCTCATATGCTAGTACTATTATAAGCGGAGATCCTATCTATAATAAAGTACAAAGCGTTTCTAGTGATGGTCTTTACTTTACTGTATCTGGTATAACTACGGTTACATCTATTTGTGAAGGTAAAATTCCATCATCAGCAATTCAAGTAAGTAACATAGTTAAACTCAATGGGATTAGTGATTCAACAAATACTTCTTTAATGACAAAGTTGAGATTTGATAATATCTCAAATGTTAGTTTAGAAAGTCAAGAAATTTTACAAAGAAGACAATTTAGCAATCAAAGTTTCTCTGGTGGATTTTTGAGATTAACTCTTACTGAACCAGATTTATACTTTGCTTCTTTTGATGAAGATAGATTTGTTATCACTTATAGCGATGGTTCGATTGAGCCAATGAGATTTGATAAGTACGATTTAGATACAACTGGAAAAATACTTACTTTTTATGGATTAACAAAAACATCTGGAACTGCTAATGTTATAACGACTATTAGAAATATTAAACCAAGTTTTAAACAAAAAACATTAAATAAAGCATCAACTTTAGTTGTTGATAAGTCAATATATGCCGCATCTGGAATTGGAACAACAACTATAAATGATGGATTAACATACAATAAAGTTTATGGTGTAAGAGTCCAGGACAATGAAATATGTTTGAATGTACCTGATGTAGTTAGAGTTCTTGCTGTTTATGAATCTGGAGATACTTCTGATCCACAACTACCTAAAATTCAACTTACTGGATTTACCGGACCTTCAAATAATAATCAAGACTTCATTGTAGGAGAACAAATTACAGGAAAATCTAGTGGAGCAGTTGCTTTAATTGTTGGAAAGATATCTAGCGATTCTTTAGAATATGTTTATTTAAATGCATCTCAGTTTTCTGTAGAAGAAGTCATTACTTCCGATCAATCAGCAGTAAGTGCTACAATAACTAATAAATTTATCACAACTTCTAAAGATATCAGTCAAAATTTCTATGTTGATGATGGACAAAGAGAATCATATTATGATTATGGTAGATTGATTAGAAAAGAAAATACAAATGCTCCATCCAGAAAGATAAAGATAGTATTTCAAAATTATACAATCAATTCCGGAGATACTGGTGAGTTTGTATCGGTTAATAGTTATCCAGAAAATTGCTTTAAGTATGATATTCCTCTCTATGATAATCGTAGATTATCGGACCATATTGACACAAGACCAAGAGTTTCTCCTTTTGTTTTAAACACAAATTCAACTTCTCCTTTTGAATTTGCGTCAAGAAACTTTAGTGGAGAAGGTCAATATTCAAAATATACTCTATGCCCAGATGAAAATCTAATTGTTTCATACTCATATTATTTGCCTAGAGTTGATGTAATATACTTGAATCAAGATGGTAGTTTCCAAATTGCAAAAGGAACGCCAAATGAAACTCCAGTAATTCCAAATACTCCATCAAATTCTTTTAATATTGCAACTATTAAACTTCCACCATATCTCTTCAATACTAAGAACGTAAAAGTTGATCTTGAGCAACATAAACGATATAGAATGGTTGACATTTCTTTACTGGAAGAAAGAATTGATAGATTAGAGAAAACAACCGTGCTTTCTATGCTTGAAAGCAAAACAGAAAACTATACAATAAAAGATGCAGCAACAGGACTAGATAGATTCAAATGTGGATTTTTTGTTGATAATTTTAGTTCACATTCCTACCATGATTTGGAAAATCCATTATTTAGGTCATGTGTAGACTCTTCTTCGAATACACTAAGACCTTTGCATTATACGACTTCTTTAGATTTAGAGTTGGGAACAGAGTCTGTTAGTGGATTTACAGATGCAACATCCCTAAACTCAGATAAAAGTTATCCATCCAATATTGGATCTACTCAGGTCACTAAAACTGGAGAATTGATCACTTTATCATATACCAGTATAATTTACAACTCGCAAAACTATGCATCAACAACTGAAAATGTTGTTCCATACTTGGTTGGTTATTGGGAAGGATCTATAGAACTTCGTCCAAGTTATGATAATTGGATCGAAGAAAAAACAATTAATAAAGAAACTACTATAACTAACAGTCCTATTATCAAAGATAACTCTGACGATATACCAGTTTCTTCTTTACCACCTTCTCCAAACCAAGGATCACCTTCATTTGATTGGATCGCAAACGCTAGAGATATTGACTCGGATAGTACTCTTCTAAAACATAAAGGGAGAAGGAAAAATAGAAGGAGAAATAGGCGTCATCTTTACAATACACGTCCTAATAGAAAATATGGTTGGTTAAAAATAGGAAGTAGATATAACCACGGATCAATAGAATTAGTTTCTGCTGATTTAATAGATAAAAGAGTAAGTAATGGAATAGTAAATGGAAACACTATTCACCTAGAATGGAAATCTGGGAAAGATGTTTATAAAGTAAGAAACGGTATAAGTTATGCAGATTTGGTGAGACAACTTGTTCCACCAGATATTGCAGAAGATTATATCACAAGAATTTTAAACTCTCGTTCTAGTAGAAGAGGTAGAAAGAAAAATAAAGGAATTATTAGTTTAGATTATACTCCATCAAATATTAGCGGCAACGGTAATAGTGGTGGAACTATTCCTCCAGTATCTCCAGGAGAAGATGGATCAGGAATTCCTATCATTGACCATTTTGATGAAGATACGAGCACAGAAACTAATGAAACAACAGAAAGTATCTTATACTTAAGAAGTAGAAACATTGAGTTTGACATTACAAAATTAAAACCACTGACTAAGTTTTCTGCATTCTTTGAAAATATTGATGTTTCAAAATATATTATTCCAAAACTTCTTGAAATTAAAATGGTTTCTGGATCATTCCAGATTGGAGAAACTGTAGAAAGTGATCCTCACTTTACTACTGCTAATATCAAATTTAGGTTATGTACTCCAAATCACAAAACAGGTCCATATAATTCTCCAGAAGAAACTTATAAGTCTATTCCGTACACACAAACTGCGCCACAATCAACTTACTCTGGATCTTCTACTGTATTAAATGTAGATACTAGGTCCTTACAGTTGCCAACAGAGGTTCAGTTCTTTGGGTCTGTTGGTGTTGGAATGAAATTGATTGGAAAGACATCTGGTGCTGTTGCTACTATTAGCAATATTCGTCTAGTATCAGATAGTAATGGAAGACTCATTGGATCTCTATTCATTCCAGATTCAACAATTCCCGGAAATCCAAAATGGTTGAACGGACAAAATACCTTTAGTGTTGTTGGAAATACATTAAGCGCAGGAACTAATAACATCTCATCTCTTTCTACGAGTACAGATACTAGTGCAGAAACTCAATTTATTTCCGAAGGTATATCAGAAGTAACTGAGATT